AACCACGCTCTCGGTGAACGTGGCGGCAATGTTCTTCATCTCAGCCGTCACCATCGTCAAGAAGAAGTCTGACTGGTCTTGGCTCAGGTTGTAGGTGCCTTGTCCGTTCGTTCCGAGTTGCAGGAAGTGTGCCAAGATCGACATTGCCATCTGAGTAGTGTGATGGTCAATGGATTCGCCTCTGCTACTACCAGATGCGTTCTTTGCCCCGAATTCGGTGAGAGCGATGTCTTTAGGTAGCAGTATGGCGGTATCAAGACCGACCCTCTTGATTTTCTGGAACACCTCGTTCTTCTGCGTTGCCGAGAGTCCACCCATCGTAGGTTGAGCAACACGAATCGGGATAGCAGTGACTTCGTGTGTCTTGTTGTCGATGATGTACAGTTTTCGCAGTGTCTCGTAATGAACGTAGGCAGTACGAAAGTCGGACTCTCCGTACCAGTTGCCGTCCTCCATTCGATGAGTATACCAGAGGAGTTTCTCTCGTGGGATGAAGACAACTTTCCCCTCCGACATGTAGTTGGATTGCTGGAAAGCCCCCACAAGGTTTCCATGGCGGTCGACGACGGGTTTGGTAGTTAGCGGCGACCGTGGAGCGATCTTCCGGATTGCTATCTTGTCGTCGACCGCCTTCCATACGATCTCCATGGGCTTGTAGCCCGACCAGAAGGAAGCGGTCAGTTCGTAGAGAACCTGCTGCATGGGTATTTCCATGCCACCCTCGTAGCCTCCGAGACTGAGGCAATCATTGACGAAGGCGGCTATCTCACCGTCTTTGTCTTCGGGTCCTGGAGACAGGTTCCACTTGGTCGCGAGGATCGGGAGTTGGAGCACCTTTATCATGGCAGCGCAGGTGCCGTTCCCATATCGCATGTCCGAGTAGATCTTGATATCGAGCGGATCGAGCGGGTAAGGAACAGCCTTGTACAGTTCTGCCCAAGTCTCTGTTCCTGGATCTCCTAACTCGACGTCCCAGTCAGGTGGGGTGCGCGAGGCGTCGGGGTCTTCGGTTCCCCCGTACATTTGGTCTTTGACAATCTTCTCGGCTTCTTTAGCACTCGGGGACTTGTAGTAGCCAAGAGTATTGACGACACGCTCCAAGAGCCCTGCCATCTAACTCCTCCAACTCTCTCGCGCAAGATTGACTACAGTATACCACCGAACATGGTTTCAACGTCAATCTCAGACCCAAGCCAGTCATCGCCTGGATCCTGAATGAAGTCGTCTGGGTCAATCTCCGCGCCCTCAAAGACGCCCATAGCGCAGTATCGCTCAGCGTCCATGAGATGGCTTGACCAGTCATGGTACGGAATCTCGATGCCTTCCCGTGGCTGTCCGTCAGGTGCCAGCGGGTAGTGGTAGTTCGTTTTGCACTCAATGTACATCAGACACCGAGAGTGAACGCGGATCTGGCGATTCTGGTGCATGACCCGAATCAAACTGATTCCATCCTGCACCGCTTGCTTCTTGTACTGGACTTGGATTCCATGCCGTGCCAGTTCCTCAATGACCGAAGAGCCAGTTATCTTCTCACGCTGGATACCAGCGATGTCACCGAAGAACACCCAGTCGGACGGATAGTTCCGTTGCAGTTCCCTGATGTATGGAACGAAGTTCTCGATGGGCTGACCGTCCTCCGACATCTCGTAGAACACGTCATACCCACCTATCTCGTTCTTCTGCATCAGCAGGAAGCAGGTCGGGTCGTTGAGTCCCCAGTCCCAACCACAGTAGACTGGACCCTTCTTGATGCTGTAGTCGACCTCTGCGTCGAACTGAACGGTTCCTGGAGCGTCAAGGTCTATATTGAACTCGGGGTACACCAATCCGCTCATTGAGGACGTGTATGACATCTCTAGTTCTCGTGCCACTGCTTCACGCGTCATGGTTCGGGTTATCTTCTCGTACCACGGAGAAGTCAGTTGTCCAGTCTTCTCATTGACCGTGAGTCCCTTAGCGTACTTGGGATTCTGTGACCAATGGAGCCGATGGAACTTGTAGCCAGTGTCAACACCCCGAGAGTGCATTCGCTTTATGCGAGCATAGTGATTGCCCGTGCCGTGCGGAGTGGAGTTGAGAATCTTACCACGCTTGCATGCTTGGTCTACCGCCATAGCGACGGCTTCGCTGTTGGGAACGAAAGCCCACTCATCACACACTGCGAATTTGTAGGTGCCACCACGCCCTGCGTTCGGGTTCGCTGATTCACCTACAAGGAAGGAGTCCATTGCAGGATTGTTGATTTGTAGGAACTTGAATTCGACTGGTGCGTATGCCTTGAGCCAGTCCTCTTGGTGTTCGTAAGCGTAGCGGATCTTTCCGAAAATGCTGTCTCTTGTGGAACGTGCCCCGCCGTCATCCACCTCCTCTTCTTTACGACTGAGATACAGACCTGCGATGTGAGGCCAGAATTCTATCGCCCAAAGCCCCAAGTCAGCCAGGATCCACGACATGCCCATCTGCCGTGATTTCTCCTCGTGAGAGTCATCGATGTAGAAATCACTGCCGTCTGGAGCAAAAGACACGATGTCCCGTATGAGGTTCTCCTGAGCGTTGAAAAGAACCAACGGACACGACCTGTATATGCCGTTCGGCGGGTCAATGTCCGTGATGGTCTCGCATTGCTCTGAGATGAACGTCCAAGGCTCGAATTTGTACTGCTCACGCTTAGCAGCCAAATCCACTGGCAACCCAGAGATCTGGGAAGCCAGTTTCTTGAAGAAGTCCTCTCTATGGTAGGTGATGCCACCAGCCATTCGTTACTCCAGTCTGAAAGGGGGAGGAGATCGCTCACCGTGGGGGGAAGGCAGCGGCGACCTACAACTCCCCCTATTTCTTCTTCTTGACCCGCTTGGGCAGTTTCTTGCCCTTTGGAGTCTTCTTCTCGAACTCAGCGGCGACCTTCGGGTTTGTAGCCCAAAGTTTCGCTCTCTGAGCCTGCGATTTCATGGGCATCTCTACTTCCCCTTCTTCTTGCCCTTCGCGCGACGCTCTGCCTTCTCCTCGCGCTTCTCAGTAGCCTTGGACTCGCGACGTTCGTGCGCCTTGCCCTCTTTATCCCGCTTCGTTGCCATTCAGCATCATCTCCGCTAGAGGAACGATCTCGTCACTTTCCGTGTAGACCACGACCACCCCATAGGAATCGAACCCAACCGCCTTGATTTGGACGAGCGTTGCTGGCGTAGCCCTCCCATCACGAATGAACGCTTGTCCCTCGATGTCCGCCCATTCCACGTCCATGCTCACACCCCATTATCTAGGTTCGAGTTTGGATACGTCAATGCGTGCAAAATCTTCCGCAATCGCGCTAAGAAGTTGCTCATCGGCGACGTGATGCCGAATTATGTACACAACTTGCGCCAAAACCTCCTGAACCTGCCTGAAAGTGACGATTCTGCCCTCTTCCATCTTGTTTTTCTGTGCAACCAACTTCGAAATGGACTCAGCCATCTTCGCGGAGTCACGGGTGAGTTGGAGAAGGGCTTTCTGGTCGGCTGTGCCGCATGGGTCGCCTTTTTCGCCGTATGCGGCGTGCAAGTACTCCCCAAGTCGGATTTGCTGCTTCGTTTTGTCTCTGTAGCGTGCTCGAATGTCCTCAATCATGCGGTTTATGTCGTCCAACCGCATTCTGAGGACGGCGATCTCATCATCTAGCCGCGTAATCTCTGGATCCTCCGCAAGAATGAGGAAATGCTCCAGAGCATTCTCTGAGATGCCTTGACTGTAACGAGCACCAGGAACCCGCTCAGTGACGTGCTTGAATCTCTCATGTGTCTTGCAAGGTCCCGAACCGCGATGGTCAGTTCCTTGTCCTGCCGGATTTTCACAGGGAACCCCCGCTTTTGTCAAGACTCCGCACGTCCCAGGAGTTTGCAACTGGCGTCGGACTGCAAGTTCGGCCTTTCCCGGCTTTCCCACCATTCCTCCCAAAAAGGCTCGGGGTACATTGAAGCAAGCATACGCTCGTGGAGGGAGGACTGTCAAGGTGGAGTGGCGGCGAGTTGGGACGCGAATTTCCAGAAAAAAGCGTAGGCATAGGTCAAACCACTTCTTAGGGGGTCCCTACTTTACTCTTTTTAGACTCGCGCGTAAGAGAGAGATCTCATTCTTATGTTTTTTTAGTAGATATTGTGAAATAGATTGAGATTTATTGAAAATCGGGCTAAAAAATAACCTAGAGGCGTTTTTATACTAGGGGGTACGTCGAAATGAAAAGTAGGACCCCCTTATGAGCAGAACGGGCTATGCCTACGCTTTTTTTACGCGATTTGCAGGGATCGTACGTTGCCTACGCTTTTTTTAGCGGATTTTGCCCCGTTCGTGCCAGTCGATCGGTTTTTGGCTAAAAAGCGAGAAATCGAGATGAAAAGTTCTCGGTATATGCAATTCGTGGGACTGGGTTGGGTAGTGAATGAAATAGTAACTCACTGAAATCGGGCACCCTCCATGCCCGTTGCAAAGCGCGCATGCAAAACTGGTATGCAATAAAACGCATATTGTATGCAAAGTAACGTAACGGTAACGCCCGACCCAAAACGCGTTTTGACCGTTGCACTTCACGCCTGCACGGGCATAATCATTAGTGACGCCCTCACGGGGCGCACGCACGTTGACAAGTGAAGCGTGGCAGGCAGGCAGTGCAGGCGCACTGTTTGACTGATAGGCAGGCACACAATGAAGTATGAAGCGCGTTTGACTGTAGTGAAGGCACTGCACGCACTAGGCAAGGCACTTGTTGACCTACAAGCACTGTTTGACACAACGCCCGTCAACAAGCGCGTGCAGGCAGTGAAGGCGTTTGACAGGGCACTGTTTACGGCATGCGTTGACGCGCATGACGGCAACGCTGATACCGCTATCAGGCAGTGCCGTTTTCACGCCTTCACGTTGCCCTACGTTGACGCTGTAGGGCATGCGTTTGCCGTTGACGGTGGCGCAAAGCGCGGGCAAGTGACGCTACTCACTTGCACTGATACAACGGGCAAGGCGTTTGCCGTTATCACTGCACTTGACGGCAACGCTGCAAGCACAAAGTGCGTTGACACGTTCACGGGCACGCTAGCGTTTGACCGTGCAAAGGCGTGCTACCGTGCAGTGCGTGAGGGCATGCCCTACGTTGTGAAGGCAAAGGGCAAGTTTGCCGTTAGTGACAACGGGGCGCACGTCAACGCTGCACTTGTTACCGTTGCAGCGTATGAAGGCGCAACGGGCAAGGCAAAGCGCACGTTTGACGTGTACCGTGCGCACGGCACAAAGGGCAAGGGCACGGCATACCGTGCAAGTGAGGGCAAGGCACAAAGGCAGTAACAAGGGCAACGCCTGCCACGCTTTACTTGACGGCACGGGGCGCATGCTACACGGCATGCGCCCTTTGCTTTGCCCGTATGCAAACGCATCAATAGCCGATTTTATGCCATAGGAAAATCACTGCACCACGCTGTAGTGCGATAGTGGCACTTGGAAAACGCCCGAAAACTCAAGAGCCGAGGTAGAGGTAGTATTCCCTGTGATTCGGCATGCGGGGGCTTTTAGTCTTCCATGTAGTAATGGCGTCGATACATCTTGCGAACCCGAATATGCAAGAACAAGGTCGCAAAAACTAGTTGCGAAAACGCTTGACATTTGCGATTCTGTGTGCGAGACTTGTCTCGTGGGGTGAACCTTGACACAGCGAATAGGGTGGCTGGGAGCCAACCAGAAGGGTGGCACTCAGAATGAAGTACGAACTCAGAGTCAAGATCGTCGCGGCGATCCGTGCGCTCGCGAAGACCGAACTGGAACTGCTCCAGAAGGTCTTCAACGAGACCAAGGATTCCGCAAGGGATGCAGCCGTCAAGAAGGCATTCCCGAAGCTCTACGCTCACGCGGACGGGAACGTTCGGCAACTGCGGTTCCACGCATTCGCCGATCCGTACGCGAAGGCAGCGGGACACGCGTTCGCGATTGATGGTGGCACGAAGCGTGGGCAGATGACACTCATCACGAGCGTGGACTCCGAAGGTCACGAACTCGCCGTCATCGCAGCCCCCGATGGCTCACCTGAGAAGGTCAAGGTAATCCACACGTTCCACGGGTCGGATCACCTTGAGCGTGCGAAGGCAGCGTACCGAGCCGAGCGCGAAGGTCAGCCGTATGTTCCGAAGACCAAGGGGAAGTTCGCCGTGGATCTCGCTGGTCCCCACGTCAACGCCGCGATGGTGAGCGTGGATTCCTACGAGCGGAGCCGCAACAAGAACGCGTTCCAGGTCTACCGCGCAGGCACGAAGGGCTAACAGAACAACCACTCCCAGCCACCACCCCACACGAGAAGCCGCCTTCGGGCGGCTTTTCATTTATGCAGTCCTACCCGAATACGTCAGAATACTCCCGAAGTCATTCGAATACGTCAGAACATTTTACGAGGTAAATCAGAGGTACATTTTCCCTGTGGATCGACATAAATCGGAGCCATTCTATATATTTCGTAATGACGGAGACATTGGGAGCGAAACAGATCGTAGTGGATATCGCTGGACGGGGTTGGGTAACATCCCCCACCTATCCCATACACCGATGGTCGACTTTTCCCGTACACTCACACGCCGAACCCTACCTGCGGAAACGCGCCGCCCAACCATTACCTACCACGCGCGATAGGAACTTCAATACTCCCATGTACAGAATATATATCTTCTCCCATGCAAAGTAGTTACGAAAAGTGTTGACATACATTATTCGTAGGCGCACACTGGTAGTGTGGCAGGCAACCAGTAGAAGGGAGGTGCATCATGGGAACCACCACCAAGCAGTGGAACAACTTGTGCGACGGGAAGTGTCACCTGTGCGAAGATGAAACCATCGAGCGGTGCGCGAACATGCGTTCCTATCGTTGGGGTAGCCGCGTTCTGCTGGCTATGCACATCATACAGAATGGCACCCCGTTTTCGCAGGTTGAGGAGGGCGGCGATCCCGAGTGCGGTCCGCATGTGTTCGGGCTTCACGGCTTCCGCATGGGCTCGGTCATGGTGATTTTCCCCGTTGACAGTTGGGGATTGCGCTATGAGGATCGCGCGTACATGCTTTCCCGAAAGGCACTGAGGGGCTGGAAGGACAACGGAGATCCAGTCAACTACTATCCGGTCAACAGCGGTGAGTGGGAGTACGATTTCCCGCACAAGACCGCATCGTTTCTGAGCGCGTACCAGCGTCATCTGAACAGGTAAGGGGCGAGGAACATGGGCATGTACATGAAGAACAGGGCGGGGCAGTGGGTTCGGAACCCGTACCAGTCTCCGAACCCGTGGGTGCGTCAGATGGTGATGCGTGAGCCGGAGATCTACTGGCAAATCAAGAACGGCGCACGCTTCACGGATGTGGACTCGGGTGAGAACTGCAAGCCGATCCCGTGCCCGAAGTGTCACCGCCAGATGTGGATGCGTCCTACGGTCGGGAAGTACGCATGCCCCGACTGCGGGTGGATCGCAATGTCCCAGTACACCCCCGAGGATGGCTTTGACGGACATTCCTGTGACGCGTAATCCCAAGGAGGGAACAGCCATGCAGACCGAGTATCAGGTTCGACTGTGCGGGGAGCGCATAGCCACGGAGCGTTCGCTTCGGAGTGCAAGTCGCGTCCGCAACCGCATCATTCGCCACGCGCCGGAACTCATCACCGATGTGGAGATCTTCATCATCATCAACACGAAGAAGGGTGAGAACGATGTCAACTGAGGATCTGGGGTGGGGCGATCCTGGGTATCACCCCGAAGACGCCAACTGCAATCGCCCGTGCGGGGAGGAGCCGTTCGGGTGCCAGCGGTGTGAGTTCTCGGGCAACTTCCACCGCACGGAGTACCACGAACAGGTCAAGATCCGCAAGTACGAAGAGTGCGACGAAGTGTGTGACGAATGCGGTGGTCCGACCGAAGCCATGACGGATTCCCCGCTTGTACACATTCGTTGCAAGGACGACGAGTGCGGGTGGTCTGACGTGTGGGAGGAGGGTCCACGGGATAACGACGATCCGAACTACTACTGACGTTCTGTTGTACACGTTGACAGAATCGGCGCGTACAAATAGTTCTATCGGGCTGACGACGCAAGTCACGAAGGAGGTGTAGAAGTGAGCGGTCCATTCGACTGGGAGCAGGCGGATAAGGCGATCGCCGAGCAACTCCGTAGGCAGGAGCGCACCATCGTTCTTGACGACGGACAGGTTCTGACCGAGGCGATGCAATCCAAGGACGGGAACTGGTGGGTCGGTGACAGCGAATATGATGCAGCGCAAATCATCTGTGTCATTCCGCTGCGCTTGTACGTCAAGAGCAACCGTATCGTAGCAGAGGAGTACTGACATGGGCAAGAAGTTTGTGTTCGGCGATGCCGTTGTGACGACAGAAGGCTCAATCGTCGCGACCACGATCTTCAACATCGATGACGAGGAGGAGGGCACCATCAAGAGTGCCGTCAGCGAACTGGACGGCAGCATCATCCCAGACGACCAGATCGCGTTCTACATCCAAACGTACCAGGAGTTCTACCTGTGCGATCTGGTAGCAGCACTCGGGAAGGATTTCCCCGTGGGGCTTCTCAACTTCGAGGACGCACCCGACTTCATAGAGCGCATTTAGTCGCGAAAGGGGGTTGACACAGAAAACCTCGCGGGGTATGATTCTCGTGTAGGGCAAGGGCAAAGGGCAGAAGGGAGGGTGGCACCATGCTCCGCAATGAGGCGTTGATGGAGCGTGAAACGCTCACAGAGAAAGCGGCACTGGCATTCCTGTGGGTGAACCAGAACATTCCAGTGCTGGACGAGGATCCCTTAGACGAAGCAGACATCGTAGTAGAAGGGGATGAGGACGATGAGGAAGACTGCTGAGGAGATCGGCATCATCGTCATGGTGGTTCTGATGCTTTTCGTCGCAGCGTACACGGGCGCAGAACTGCAACGGCTACGCCTTGAGAACGAGCATCTCAGGGCGGAGTGCGCTATGAAGAACGACGCGATCCGATACCTCAACGATTTAGTGTACGGAGAGTGAGTCAACCGCGATTGCATGTTGACAATGCGTGTTCTGTGTGTTACGCTTGTTGTGTCAGGGCAGGCAACCGAAAAGGGGGTGAATGGAAATGGCGAATCCGAAGCAGGTGGTCGGTGAAAGCGGAGCCTCGTTCGAACTCACGGACGCGGCGGATTGCGGTGCTGAGTTCGTGGCACTGGTCAAGACCGTGAAGCGATCCAACGGCGACAAGGTCAAGCGGTTGGTCTTCAACCGCAAGGATCTCCCGGCGGTCAAGAAAGCCCTCGGAGCGTAGCCCAACGCTCCGTGTGCCTGCCCTAGTGGGGGATGGGTACGCCCGTCCCCCACGCCCTATTTAGAAGGGTGGTGGATAGTGATGGAAGATCTTCTCAAGTCTGAGGTCAAGGGCGTTCTGCTCATGCGTGCCAAGCAGATCGTTGAGCATATCGAGAACGACAGGCTCTGGGACGCGGTGTGGTCATGTTCGGTGTTGACCAGTCACCTCGAAGACCAGGACTTCCTCCGTGCATACGGCAAGATCCTCGTGTACGGAGACAGCATCATGGATCGCTACCTCAAGGATCTCCTCGACCGAAAGCCAATCACCGATCCTGGCAAGTTCGAGGGCGAGACAGAGGCGACCAAGTACATCTGGGAAAGCATCCTCAGCACCGGCA